GACAAACCAAGGCAGTTCTGATTTTTCGCAAGCAACGCGATCAGCTGTTGATGGCTCTGGGTTGGTCTTCGGGTGGCTGTGGATAATCGCCACCACCTCGCCCTGATCTTCTACTTCGTTCCAACCAGACAAGACAAAGTGCTCATCAGGGGTGTCTGCGATGTTCTGGCACGGGAAGTACCGATGCCGACCTTTGACCACAGCAACCAACCCGCAACACTCTTTCGGCGTTTCAACCTTGGCGTGTTGCAAGATCTCAGCCCGCAACTCGTCTGACAGTTGCATCACTGAGTCAGACCAGCGCCGGGGAACGATCCAAACGGCAGCTCTGCTGTATCGCCAAACCGCAGCTTGCAGCTGGCCACACGCTTACCGCAAACATCCTCAGCCAAAGTGCTGACACTGTTGCCGTTCACGTCAAAGTAGTTGCTGCCGGTGTAGCTGCACTCGCTGCTGCGATATTTCCACTGGCAAACGTTGGCGATGACCTGTCGCTTCGGAATCTTCTGCCCCGCCAAATCAAACTTACTGGCCAGCTCAAAGGTCACTTGGTCTCGTGACTCGCTTGCCTTGCGATCCACAAACCATCGCTCTTCAGGCCAACGGGCATTTGGGTCGGCTGCGCTTTCGCCGTCCAGATATTTCTTTAACGTCCTGATGCGGCGCACCTCAGCACCGCCAAGATCATTCCCCGCAGTTGTGGCATTGACCAGCAGCAACAGCGTGGTCATCGTTCCATCGTGATTGCTGATCGACAACGTGGGACGTGGCAGCGTGCCGGTATTGCTGTACTCAAAGCCATCTGCCTTGATCGGAATGCGAGTGTATGTCTGGCTGTTAAAAACGATGTTGCCGTCAACATCAGCATTGGCTCCCGCGTGAAACCGATAAACATCACTGCTGCCGTGCAGCGTTGAATCCAGCCTCAGTTCAAACAGCTCGATGATTGCACTGGGGTTAATCTTCGCCAGCTCCTCATAGGCTGACGCGATCGCAGTCCAGACACACGTCCCGTCTGTGACCGTATCGCCAACCATGTTCGGCCAGCCTGGCTCCGAGCTTGCTGACGTTCCAGCAGTAGAACAACGGAAGAACAAGCCAGACGGCTGCTCCGTCGTGGCGCGTCGGATGTCACCGACGGAAAACGCGGTACTAGCTTGCCAAGGTCCAACAGCAGCCATTACGGTTCAAAAACTTGGCGGAACGTTGCTTGGATTGTGGCGCGGTTTGCAAATGGGATCGACTTAGTCCACTCCTCACACACCCATTTATATGTGTCTGACTCGTCTGGTGGCGACCAATCAAACGAGGCGTAATCGCTTGCACGAGCGTCTAAAAACGTCTCGATAGTGTCAGAGTCAGTTTCTGTCAAATTGACAAAGGACAAGGTCCAAACCTTTGGGTTTTGATTGATGCCCATGGTGAATCGGCTTTCAAATCCGTCACCAAATTGCACCTTGCGCACGTTGGGCTGGCTTGCCTTTTGCGCACCGTAGTCAGGGTCAATAGAAGGGAAGGTTGCCATCAGCTTGCGAGGAGACCACCAGGACGTTTTTGTTTAACCAGCTCTTGCTGCACAGCAATGCCAATGGCTTTGCCCAGTTGTGACGCTTGAGCGTCGTCACCTTCAACAGCAGAACCTGTGGCGTCAACATTGACTGTCACGCTACCCACGCCACCGCCTGAAGTCTCAACACCCAGGCGACCACCACGGCCACGGCGTAAGGGAAGCACGGCTTCTGGGCCAGCCTCACCCATAAGCGCCATTGTTGGCCGGCCGATGTAACCGCCTTTGGCGTAAGGCACGATGCCGTTCTGAGCAAACACGTTGCCCTTGGCGCTAGGGAAGATCTGATTAACAAGCGAGCCCATACCAGACCGCAGGAACATGCTGCCAAACGTTCGCAACAGGCCAGACAACGATTGACCCAAAGTCTTGGTGCCGTCAATCAGACCCTCAATCGCGCTGGTCATCTGATCAGCCAATGTGGTTTTGATTTGTTCAAGCGTGATTGCGTATTTGTCAGTTTTTTCATTCAAATTATCTTGCGCGTCTGCCAAACCATTGACCGCGTCCAAACGGTCAAGAGTGTATTGAGTCAGCAAGTTGCTTTGCGCAAGCTCAAGGTTGTTCCCTGTGACACCGTCTTCTTTGAGTTGTTGAATTGCAAGGTCATAACCCAAATCAACTTCAGCAAGCCTGTTCCCTGCAAGCCTTGCAGTATTGATCTCTTTTGTGAGGCGCAGCACCTCGGCAGAGACCTGCACTGGCGTTTTGGTTGTTGTGCCTGTGGTGCCTTTTGTTCCTGTTGTGCTGCCAGGAGTTATTTGAACAGGACTAAACCCTGCAGTAGTGCGTTGGAAGTAACTATCTCCAGCCTCTGACCTGCCAAATGCAACCTTGCCTAGTGAGCCAAGGTCTGTGAAAAATTGCTGGCGTGTATCTTCTAGGCCAACCTTGGCAACATTAAAAGCATCTCCAAATCTGCCCTGTCTAACCAAATTTGCAATGTTGACTAAATCAGTCAACACTCGCGTAAAGAAGCGCATTGACTGGACCAAGCTGAGCACAACTAAGCCAACACCACGCACGCCTCCTTCAATAACTTTAAACAACGGGCCAAAATCAGTGCCGCTGTCAAACAGATCACTGAACACCTCAAGAATGGCGTTCAATGCAGGCAGCAGTGCGTCAGCCAGCTGCATCCTGAAGCCTTCAAATTGAATCTGCAGGATTGAGATTTGATCGTTAAAATACTCTGCATTTTGCGCAAAGTTCTCGCTGGTCTCGTAGTTAAAACGCTCAAGCGCCTCAGTGCCACCATTCAGCAACGTGATCAGCTTTGAGCCGGAGCGGCCAAAGATGTCCATCGCAATGGCAGCCTTTTCAGGCCCGTTTGGCAGATCAGCAAACTTGTCCGCAATCTCACCCAGCAACTGATCAGAAGGCTTAAGGCTGCCGTCTGCTTGTTTAACGCTCAGCCCCAGCTTTGCGTAAGCCTCTGAATACGTTTTAACGCCATCAGCGGCCTCGCCCTGCGTGCGTGCCAGCGTCCGCAGACCTGTCTCTAGGTCACTTTGGCTAACGTCAGCCAGCTTGCCAGCGTTGGCGTATGCCTGCAGCTTGTCAGCCGCAATGCCTGTCCTGGTGCTGAGCTTGCCAAACGCATCAGCTGAATCAATCGCACCTTTCACAAAGGCGCTAAAACCTGCAACAGCAGCAGCAGCAAACAACGCCTTAAATGCGCTGCCAACGCCACGCACGGCCATGCCAAGGTTCTTGGCCTTGCCCTCAACCCCCTGCATGGAGTTGCCAAGGCGCTTGATATTGTTTTCGCCCTTAGTTTTGGCGTCAATTAACAGACCAAACTTGGCAGCCATTTACTTGCTCTCCTTATTCAGGATCTTGACCGCCGCAGCCTCCATGACCTGCAGATTCTCAAGCACGGTCGCGGGCTCCTCGACTTCATACAGTCTAAACAGCCATTCAAGGGCTACATAATCAAAACCGCAAACGCCTGCAGACGTTGTGCGCCATTGCGTCTGACAACGCAGGAACATCTCAACAGCAGGCCAATTATCAGGCCACACCTCAAAATGCTCAGGCGCATCAGGCTCAGGCAGAGCCAAGCCAAACGCCTTGGCATCAGCCATCAGCTCTGACTTGTCATCAGGGCCGCTGAATAGATACTCAACGGCCTCCTCTAGTTTTTTCTCTTGGCTCCCTGCTTGCTTTCCAGATAAGCGCCGGCAATCGCGCTGGCCATCATCGGCACATCAAGCAGCTCGTCACGCTTGGTGATGCTGTAAGGCAGCTCTTTGCCGTCCTCATCCTCAACCCCTGCCCAACCTGACATCACCTCACGGGCGATCTCAACGTCAGACAAATTGCCTTCACCGCTCAGCTCAGCAATCTCTAGCAGGCGGCTTTGCGTCAAGTCTCTGAACTCAACATCAAAAGTGACCCGCTCGTGTTTGCCCCCATCAACAGGGACATCCACAGAGACGGGCCATTTGTAGGTGTTGGACTTTTTGAGGACGAATCCCATAAAAGGAAAAATTCATCCCAAAACTAGCGCACTATGTAAGTGCCAGGCTGTACTCATCATTGCCCGATGTTGTCGGGGTTGCTGTGTAGTCAAAGTTCAGCATCTGAACGCCGTCAGAATCTGAGTAGCTAACAGCAGACAAATCAGTCTGAGGTGCGCTGAAGGTAAAGATGTTGCCAGCAGTTTGACCATGCTGGAACGTGTTGTTGCCAGTGGCAGAGCCAGTGATGCTGGTGAAATAGTTCTTAGTTGCCATCGTGACGGCTTCAAGAACAATGCTGCCGCCAGGGCGACGATCAGTGATCAGCACTTCCTTGCTGCCACCAACCAACTCGCGGTAAACGCTCTGATTGTTTTGATCAAAGCTGAACGACTGCACAGCGCCGGCATAGCTGAACAGCTGCTGGCTGGTGGTGTTGCCGTTCTTGAACAGCACCGGCTTGGCTTGGTTCTGGTACGTCGGCGTTGCGTTTGAAACGTCTGTCGGCTCGTTATAGATACCAACCAGCGTGAAGCTGATGGTGGGGATTTGGCCGATCTCTGCGGAGATAGAGAACGAACCGCGAGCGCCAGTCACTTTCTGGCGGACGCCATCTTGGAAAAAGTAGATGGTGACAGAGTCAAAGCTGCTGCTCACCGGGGCATAGGTGACCGAGGTGCTGGCAACGATGGTTTCGCTGTTGCCGCAAGCCTTAAGCAGCGGGCCAAAAGCAGGGGCCGTGCCGGCTGAGCCAGAGCCGACCATCTCAACCTCAAAGGTCACCTCAACGCGCTGATTAGCGTGGAGCACTTCATAGTTGCCCATATAACCGCGAATCAGCTCACGCTCAACAGCGTCAGACTGAAAAGGGCTGATCTCAAGGCTGCGAACAAGCACCGCGTTTGCAGCACCTGTTGGTGTCGGATCAGTGCCGTAAGTTGACTCCTCTTTCGCCAACAGGAGGCGTTGACTTGTTCTAAGTGCCATTGGTCAAAACCTCAGTTGGAGACAGGAAGTTGACTATCAGAACCCATAATAGTCACGGGCCTTGAGTCAGGTCAGCGAGCCGGGTGCGGTAACGCACTAGATATTCAACACCAATCACACCAGCTGGCTGATCAGCGTCAACCATCTCAAATGTTGTCGTTCCTGGCTGCACGTCGATTGCGTAACCGCCGAGCGTCAGATCAGCCATGATTTTGCTGTGCAGACTCTCAACAATCGGGTCCGCAACTTCATCAGGCTTGTCACCACGCACGATCACAGACACACGCACTGTGAGCGACCAGTCCAGCGTTGGCAGACTGGTGTTTTGTTCAGGTGTGTCACTGATTGCCTCAACAACCAATGCAGGGCTTTCACCACGCTGCAACGGCACTACACGGCTTCTGTAGATGCGCGTACCAACGTCGGTTGTGCCAGCAAGGCTGCTGACAATGTCGTCAAGAATGTTTTCCCGCAGCGTCGTCATGTC